ATGCGAATTTACCCACAGCGCATTGCTGGAAAGAACCTATCATATTATTTAGCACTCTTTAATGCTCTATCTAGTGCATCAATCATATTTCTATTAAATTTACTATTAATAAAGCCTTGACCAATTTTGTAAAAAGGAAATTTAATTTTATAAACAGCTTTATCTTTAAATGCTATCAGCAGCTTAACTGTTTTATCTTTATGTGTTTGGTAGACACCAGTCATATTATTAATTGTTAATATCTTTTGGTTTTTCCCTTTAACAACCCCAGATTTTTTACCAGGTATGTTTCCATATTTATTTAATTTGGCATTGTCTGTTGGTATCGCAAACTTTTTGCTGCTAGATCTAACGCCACCATCTATCTGGTACTTTAAATAATCTGCAACCTCGTCCTTTAAAAACAGCAACCCAAATAAAGTTTTCTTATTTGCTTTTTGAACCATAAATCCTCTTTGAGTAAATGGAGTTGGATTATCTAATTTCTTTTTTGTCTGCTTACCCATTTCTTTTCTTAGCTGAAACAGTGTTGTATTAATTGCATTAGCTGTAGCAAATGGGATTTGCTTCTTTTGTGTCCTGGATAGGTCTTTAGTTACTTCTTTAATGTTTGTCTTAACATCTATCTTCATAGTGATCTCCACCAGGATTTATTGCTAAACGATAAGCCAAACTCCTTAGCCTTCTTTAGTACAGTTGATTTACTAACGCCTAGAGATAAGGCGGCATCATGTGATGATTTGCCAGATTCTATTTGCTTCTTTAGTTTGTTTGGATCTATATCTTTAGTCTTACTCATATTCACCCTTTTGTTGTTTATAAAACATTTTACACAAAGTCCTCATCATCTTTTAATATATCCATCGCAATCTTTGAGTAGCCATGTGCATCAAGAAAACTATCCTGGTGCCCTGGATTGTTACATCCTCTTATTGCTTTGAAGGCCATCATCATGGCCGCAACCTGTGTACTTGATAAGTGTTTGCCTAACATGGCTCCCCATACCTGGGCCAGTTGGCCCATGAACATATCTGGCCTTCCATATTCCTGGCCCTTTTGTTTAATTATTTTATCTATCTGCATTGTTGTTTTCCTTTGGAACATAAGCCTCAGCACATGAATTGCACTCCAGGCATTTAAAAGTTAGTTTGTGATCGTATAAATCGTTGTATCTGGATATTTCTTTTTCTTCTTGAAATTTCATATCCGCATTGCAGTTAAAACATTTCATTTGCTTCTCCTGGTTAATTCATTTCTTATCTTTTGTTTAATCTTTGGCCTGGTAGTGTCAGCTGCAAGCATTTGTTCCAGGATCTTAGTATCTGTAGTCTTGATGTAATGATGTTCAATTTCTTTTTTTCTGCTGGCCTTATTAAAGATCACAGAAGATTTTTTTAATTTAGTTGGCATATCTTTTTCCTTGTTAAATATTTTTTCCCAGTTTTCTGCATATTGTTCTTGATCATCATTCTTTCTTTTTCCAGATCCTTTACCGCCATGCCATTTAGTCATTTTTCTTGTAGTCAATAATTTTTCCAGGTTGTCCTGTTGTCTCCTGGATCATCTTTTTTGTTTTTAACAAATCATCATCGGCCATCTTGAAAAGTTCGCTTAGGCATATAACGATGCAATCTGGTTCTTCTGCATAAGCGTTATGGGCCAACCAAAACTCCTCATCATTTTTAACAATCATGTACCTGGTCTTTTTGTGTTCATGCGGCCACATGGTTACTGATAATCTGGTACAACCAAGATCCTCAGCTTCTTTAATTAATGCTTCATATCCTCTGACCATCATTTCAGCCATCTTGCTTATGTTTTTGTAATTGGTTGTATAAAGAGAATCTTTGTAAAGCATTTCAGCTTTTTGGAATCTAATTCTCATACCATAACTAACAATCGATAAAAGACGGCTTTTGTTCCAATAGCGTTCAATCCATTGTTCTTTTTTGTTAACTTCAGAGATCGATTTATTAGCATTATTTTCATAAATATTATTCATGCTCCCACCGCCTCATTTAAAACTCCCTTCCTCTCGTGTCTAAAGACACGCGAGAGGAGAGAGAGTATTAATAGATATATGCGATTTACAAAGAGAGTAAAGAGAGTATTAAAGAGAGTTAAGAGAGTTTGCATATTAAAAAGGCGTAGTTAATAGGTTTTCGCACTGGTATTGGCCTCGTTCAGCCTTTACCCAGCAATGAGAGTTATGGTCTTTGTATTTATTAATATTGTTATAAACCCATTTTTTGTTCTTTTTTGGATCATCCAGGTAATCAACTATTTCATCTATGCTAACCATGGCTTCAAATGGATCTATATCAGCTTTAATTTTTTCAGAATGAATAATAGTTATGGCGTTATTTATGGCCGTTAAATTCTCTGGATCTTCAACCTCATTACCAGGAACAAACTCAGTTAGATCTACTGTTGCAGATCCCTGGGAAACATAGCCCTTTAAATTGTGTACTGGTATCACCTCAAAATTTATTGGCGGTAGATCTGCTCCCTCTTTATTTAATGTTTGTTTAATTGTGGTGTACATCCTGGGATCATCTTCTGGGCCATTCTTTCTATCCACCTGGAACTCAAAATCAACACTAGACGGCAAAACAGATGATCCTCTGGCCCTTGATTTACCACCTACATGGCCAGAGTGATGTACCAGAGTTACATTGCAATCAAACTCGTATTTAATTTCATCTACTCGCTGGATAAACTTACCCATATCGCTGCTAGAGTTCTCATCACCACCACCCCAGTTTCTTTGCAGCGTATCAATACAAACACAGCCAATATCGCCTAATTCCTCATAGGTGTTTTTAAGCGTTTGCATAATGAGTGCAAAATCTTCATCGTCTAAGATCCTGGCTGGCCTGTTAGACATCCTAAATGGGTTATCTCTTACTGATTGCTCATTGAACTTGGCCCAGGCCAATATTCTTTTGTGCATAGATCTTTCACCTTCACCACAAAACAAAACAACTGGCGTTTGTTTAACACTATGGCCAAACCATTCAGTGCCATTAGAAATGGCCATCATCATGCTTAAACTGATTAATGACTTACCAGATTTAGGAGATCCAAATATAGATCCAATGGTATTGCGTTCCAGAATCTGATCTATTAACCATTCTGGTTCTTTAATGTTTGCTTCCATATCAGCAATAGACATAAGTTCAAAAGATCCTCTTGCAGATCTGTCCAGGTTGTTTTCTATGTAATCTGCAAAAGATTCCAGGGAATCAAAATAGTTGTTTGCAGCTGCATCCCATAGATCATCTTTTTCAGCAAAATCATCTGGTATTTTTATAATTTCTACCTGGCACTTTTTGCTGTTTAAATAAGCCTTTAGTTCTGTAGCCATTTTTAGGCCAGCTTCATCGTTATCTGGCCAGATTAAAACTTTGCGGCCATAAATTGGAGTCCAATCTGATTTGCCCTCTTTCCAATTATTAACACCGCCATGATGGCAACAGACTTGGCCCTGGAATAACTTAGCCGCACCGAGCATCGCTTTTTCACCCTCTACGATCAAAACTGAGCCCTCTGTATCACCATCTGATAAATAAATAGGTAATGGGGCCTCTGGCCTTGCCAGGATCCAGGAGCCATCTTCTTGTTTGGTAAATGGTGCGTATTTTTGTTTAATGTGATGGCCTTCTGGGAATCGCATAACCCAAAATGTGTCGCTATATTGCACTTTGATCTCAGCTGCATTGGCCAGGTTTTGCATCTGGAACTTATCGAATGACCTAGAGGGAGCCTTCTTTTCTTGGGGAGAAAGTTGTACATCAATTCCAGCCCCCTCTCGATCAAACTTTTTATAACCATGTGCTTCTAATGTGGCCTGGAGATCTCTGCCATTTTCAATAATGAACTCATGGCAAGTAAAACTCTTATCTTGTTCAAAATCATAAAAGTTACCCTTGCCTTCGCCTTCTACTGCTAATGCTAAAGATCCTTTATTGCCCCACCGCCAATGTGTAGTTGTTTTAGTTTTTGGTTCACCTAAAATTTCAACCGCAACAGAGGTGGCCAGGCTGGCCCAGTCCACTTGCTGCATTTAAAATGGGATGTCTGATTCATTAACGCTGCTTGTATCAGCTGTATCTTCTCTCTGTTCAGCTGCTGCTGTTACAGATACAAAACCTTCTGGCCTATCTATCCAGCTATGAAATTCAAACAAAGGCCAGGATGTGTTTTTCTTCTCATCCTTATATGCAACCTTTAATCTTTTCTTATCATCTTTAAGGGAAATAAATGCACCTACTTGGCCAGGCTTCTTTTCCTCAATTCTATCCAAGTAAGTATCAGTTAAAGCATTAAAGGCCATGCAGTTACCTACAGTCATTGATTGCCATAAAACACTTTCCTCAGTGTCTTTAATGTAGCAATCAACGCTAAAGGCTTTACGCCAATATTCCTCGCCTATGTCAGCTGGCTTTGGCCCTAAAATGCCAGGCTTCTCACCCCAAACAAATTGATACCTATCTTCTGCATAAATGCCCCAGCCAGTTTTAACGCTATCAACATCAACAACCAACTTATCAAATTCACAAATGTCATCTTTGCCTAACCAGAAATTTTTATCGCCATGTTTGTAAACCAGGTAACTGCTGTTACCACCGCCACTATCTAATAATCCCATTTTTACTCCTTTTAATGTAAAGTTCTTTTCTTGTTTAATTTTGATAACCAAGTTTGGTAATCCCTTTTGCTTTTTTCTAAATTAATTAATGACAATTTATAAAAAGCTAAAATCTGTTCTTTATGTGCATCCTCAAATTCAAATAAATCTAATTCAATATCTTCATGGCCCAGGCTTTCTCTATAGTCAGCCCAGCGGCCAAATAGATATTCCTCAAACTCATCATCAAAAACGATCTTCAATTTTGGCCTCTGCTATTTGTAGGAAATGTTTAAAGTTAGTTATGCAGATCCTGGAAGGATCCATAACCTCTTTTAGATCTGGATGTAAGTATGACAATGGTATGACGGCCTTAATTTCCTGGCGATCATATTTATAAATTAGTATTGGCGTGTATTTATCGCCAGCTGCTGCTACTGTTTGTTCCCACCATTTAGTTATGGGCCAATTGTCTTTTCGTTCCTTGTAGCGTTTGCACTCAATGGCAAAGTTCTCAAAGTAGAGATCTGCCAGGCCTTTAGTTTGATATTGATCCAGGTTCCTTTTAACAGATCTATCCAGGCCTTTTTTCTCCAGGAGATCATTTAAGAAATTACATATATGGCGTTCAAAGGCCGCACCCTTGTTTCTGGAATTAACCATTTTTAATGTCCATAAGCTTTTTAAACAAAATTGCACATTCTGCGGATCCAGCATTTTTATCTGGGTGCATCTTTTGTATTAATAATTTAAGTTGGCCTTTAGTAAATCCAGCTGGTGTAGATTGCAGCTTTTCTATTTGTTCTTCTTGATACTTAATAATTTCATTAAGCCTGTTAATTTCTCTTTGCAATGCAACAGTTTTATCCTCAATCGTAGCAACATTTGCAGTGCTGCCATATGTTGCACCCCCAGCTGTAAATGTAAAAATACTCATACAACCCTGCCAAATAGGTATAGCAAAAGTATTAACTTATGCCTTGGTAAATGTTGCAAATGTTCTGGGATCTCTATGCCTCTAACTAGCATATTTTTTCAAGATCTAACTCAACATCTAAAACAACACTGCCGCTTTTTGTTGGATTGCTATCAATCGCATAAATGCAAACTTTTAAGCAATACTCAACAATGCTTTGCATAGGCACTTCCCTATCCAGGCTGACTTGTTTTATTTTTTTTCTTAGTTCTGGCGATACTCGCAAGTTGACCTTGCCGCCTTGTTCTTCGTATTTATCAAACTCATTCATAATTAAACTCTCCATGTATAAATATAGTTGCTTTTTATAATATATAAAAGCCCCTTTTGTTGTTTATATTTTATAATTTTATCTGGGCCGTGCATAACTCTCCTAAGTTAACTCCCTACAGGTGCGGCCCTTCTTTTAACCCTTACTGTTTTTGCTCTATAAGTTCCACCTGGATTGGCTGGAACCATTTTCTTTGGCGTTGGCTTTCTGGTAATTGTTCCTAATGAAAGATCATATTCACCAGCACGGCCTTTGACATGATTGCCTAATTCAACCATTAATTTTAAATTAAGATCTTTAACTATTGCAGTTGCATTTTTTTCTAATTCTTTTGCAGCCAGGAGATCCTTAACTGTATCTTCAACAGAGGCATCTAGTTCTATGACATCTTCTTTGCCATAGGGATCTTTGTAAATTTTATGAACATCCTCTGGAACTTTGGCTGGCCAGTAATCTTCTTCCTGGATCCTTCTTTCAAAGTCATTAATCTTTTCAGCCAGAACAGCTGCAAATGTTGGATCTCTTTTAAAGACATAAAGTCTAAAATCTGTTGATTGATAAAGCACACTTACAACACCCCAGTCATATCCCATAACTTCCATCTGGCCTTGCATTTGTATTAGGCCTCTCCATTCCTCTAACTCAGCTGCTGGGTAATCCCTGGTAACTTTGTTTTCAATTACTCCTGGGCCGTTGAGCAGTACCTTGGTTGCTCCAGGAGTGTATATACCCCACTCTGAATCATCTTGTATCACCAAGTTATTTGCCACGGCCCTTGCATCTAATGAAGCCTGTAACTCTAAAGTGTCATGGGTAAATCTTTTTTTAACATCTACCTCTAATTCTTCCAGGCCAAGCAACTCAGCTGCTCGCCTAATGCATGGTTCTTCCAGAACATTACCCATTTCAGTAATTCTGTTACCAGGCGTTCTAACACTTTCGCCCTTCCTGGCTCTTATGCAGTTATCTAAAGTTGTAACATCTTTAGTCCAAATTCTTGGCAGCAAGCTGCATGAAGCGTAACCATCGTCTGTAATTTTTCCTACTGTTCCCATATTATTTTCCTAATTTGTAATCAATTGTGTTGCCTGTGTAGGCTGATATTTTTTGCATGGCTTCTAATATGCTGGCCACACGCCTCTGGTTAAAATTAATTGTTCCTTGTTCTTCAAAACCAAATTTTCTTGCTTCTTTTTGCATTACTCTTTTGTTGTTATAAACATAAACAATGTTGTATTCCTCGCATTTAGAAATATGCAATTTCATTATTTAGATCTAATTAAATAAATGACTTCTTCCACGGAATCACGGAGAATAATTGGCTCTTTTTGGTTTATAAGTTCCAAAAGGGTTGCCCCATGTTCACTGGTTACAGCTGAAATGAGATTCCTTTTAAATCGCACCTTCTGGGGTTTTCCCATGACATTAAGTGCTATACTTTTAGATCCTAACTTTTCTGTTTTGTCTGCCCTGCCTGGAATATAGGCTTGTTGGATTGAATATATATTATGCGAAGTCTTTTTTACTTTACATAAATTTTTTGAGGCTCTATCACCTACTGTTGTAAGGTTTAGTTCTGGCTGGTTAAATTGTTCCATGTTTATAAACTCCTTGTAAATATCAAAAGGGTACACCCAGTTTTAAGTGTTGCCTTTGTAGTGATATGGGTTGTTGTTTGCATCCGCATGGGCCTTTAGGTTCCAATTGGTGTTATTAATTAAATAGTCCAGATAAGTTTTCTGGCTGATAAAAGATGTTTTTTGATTTAAAGCCTTTTGCATTTTCTGGCCCAGCTGCATAAATTCTTTGGCCGCCATTGCATATTGATCCTTGTTCTCAGCTGGAATGGTAATTCTTTTTGCAGCTGGCACTTCCCTTCTATATCCTTCTGTTTGCCTGGGGCCAGTGTGAGTTCTAAATTTTGTTGTATGTCCGTTGCTCATATATTTGTATATTTATATTTATTTTTATTAAGTCAGTCAATATGTTAAATAAAAAAACAAAGATTATTAGTGTTCCAAATTAGTGCTAATTCGCAACACTATTATCTTTTAGTTTCCAAAGTAACTAATATTTTTTTTATGTTATCAAGATCCATATCACCATATGGCTTTTGGTTGGCGTAAGAACCCAGCTTAATATCAATAGCGGATCGTATTATTTCAATAGTATTATTATCTTGCAGCAGTTGTGTAGCGATGCTAAACAAGGTTTTAAAATGTCTGGCCGTGTGGATCTTAAAACCCTCTATCACCATTTCAGTTGGCTGATAATGGGTAAACCTGGCATCATGTTTTTCACATTCTTTTATATAGCCTATCTTAATCAGCTTCTTTAAAATCTTTCGCAAAGTTGAATGAGACATTCGTAAGGCATACAAAATATCTGTTTGTGAAGGATGATTATTCTCCAGGTGCTGTTCAAAAATATAATATGAAACAACCTTTTCCTGGGGATCTGTAACAACAGTCTCGCTAAATTTTTGAAACTCTAATTCCTCAAACAATACAGTCTGCTGATATTTGCAAAATGTCTTTAGTGTATTTTTGTCCATATCCATAATTTTCTCCTATAAAAATTTTGATCTATCTAAAATGTTTTTAACTGTGGTTGCATGAAACTGGCCACCCTTAGCAGTCTTTACGCCCCTGGCATTTAGCATCTTGGCTATGGCCATCAAAGTCTTATGCCCTAGGGCCTGGATCTCACGGATCTCTGGAATGACTTGCCTGGCATAATCGTCTGCAATAGATCTATTGGCCGCATGAGCAACACCTAGGCCCTTCATGGGATCTGGAGATCCTAACTGTACACCTTGATCCTTTAACTCCTGGAGCCTGGCCTTGGTCTTGGCCCTAACATCTTTTCTTATGTTAGCTGATATGCTGGCCAGTGTTGGTATGTCCAGAGGCATCAAAAAGATTTCTCCGTTAGGCCTGGTTACTCCATACAGCTTATGCTTTAAGCCAGATACTTCAGCAAGAAAATGTATGCTCTGGGCCAGGGTTCCTAGATCTGGAATGATAAGATCTGCATTCCTATCATTGCATAAGGCAACCGCCCTTCTTAGTTCTGGTTTATCTTTTGGTTTTTTGCTGGGCTTATCTATAAACAAATCTAAGCAAGTAGCTTGATTGTGTTTTGGTAAATTTAGTAGATCTGCGGCCAGCTGCCGTGTTTTTACTTTTTTGTTTGGTAAGTAAACAACCACCCTTCTTCTTAATTTTATGAGATTAGAAGTCTCTCTTAAAATATTCTCCATCCTATTCAACTCCTATAAATAACAAAGTCTCCTCTATATTTATATATATTTAAAGATAACAATCCTACTACGATTTATATAAAAAGTACAAAATAACGAAAACTGGGGCCAGCCCAGCTGCTAGTTGCAGCTGAACCAAACTCCAATCAATACTACTTAACATTGCGTTGATCGTAGTGTAATCGCATAGACATAGGTATATGTCTCCAGATCCTAATTCTCCTTCTGTGGGCCATATAAGCATCAAATATGTATTTGATAGGTATAAATACCAGGCCTAAAAAAATTAAAATTTCCATTAATTACTCCTATTTTTTTCATATTCGCTAAAGGTCTTTTCTAAAAATTGACCTTTTCGCATAAATTTACAAGCATTGTGCGGTTTCAACCAGCCAGCAGCTACAAAAGTTGAAATTGCTTTGGCCAGTTTTGTATCTAAGGTATCTATAAAATTATTTAATTCTCCATACTCATTAGATTCATCAACAAAATACCATCCTTGCTCCTGGGCCAGAAATAATAATTTTTTTACAACGATCATTTCTTTTTGATTTATCCACAATTTTTTTTGTGAATTATCGCTTGTTAGATTTTGGCCGCCTGGATATCGATCTCTGTATCTATAAATAGTTTCTGTTTCTTTATAGTCCATTATGCTACCCCCTTTAATTTTGCTCTGTGCATCTTTGCACCTAAATTTCTTGCATCCTTTCTATTCTTGTTCTGGTCGAATGGTGCTAAGGATCCAAACCAAACTTCAACAATGGCCTTTCTTAATGACACTGAATCATAAGGAGTGTCATTAGTTAGCAGATCAATGTGAGTGTATTTAAAGATAGCAGTTGTTTGTAAATGCCAGCTTTCGTCTTTAAGTTTCCAGGTGCAATTTCTGTTGCCATAAATATGGCACCATCCATGGCCCCAGATCTTTTGCGGATCTAAATGTTTTTCAGACCAATAAGACCAGGATTCATAATCGCTGGCCTTCTCGTCTAACAAATAGCTTTCTGGTGATACTTCGTATTGCATTAGTACACCTCTCTGGTTATTGTTGTAGCAGATCCAGCATCAACAATTTTATAATCAAGACATCTTCTTTTTAATCTTGGGCTGTCTAACATAGCCTCAGCATTTTCTAAAGATGATGCACTTGCAGTTAAACACCAATTTTCTGGTGTATCAGATTCTTCATTTAACTTTGATAAAATTTTGAATCTTAAAATTTTTTCTTCGTAATATTCCATGTTAAGTTTCTCCCAGGCTTTTAGCCAATTTATAAATAACATACTATGTATTATATATATAAATATATAACTATCAACTTTCTAGTTTGTTATTTATAAATTAAATTACGAGTTATTTACCTGGTGTCAGCTGCAAAATTACAATTATTCGTAATTATTCCAGGAGATTATCTAATACTGGGATCTGTGAAAGTGCATCTAAAGTGTCCTGGAGAGACGAAAACTCCATGCCATCAATAATGGCGGTTTCTTGGAATATAAAATATTTCTGGCCGCTTGTGTTTGGTACAAAGAGGATTCTTTTACCTGGGAAAAATACAAAAGCATAAATATCGCAATGATAATGTTTATGTGTATCAGATTTAGCCCTATGGCTTTCAATAGGAAATGTGAACTTGCCCTCTTTTGATTTGTTCCTGGATTTAACTTGCACCTTATATAAGGCATTACCAAATTCAACGATGAGATCTGCTGGATGCGATTCGCAAGTTTCATAGCAAAAATCTGAGTATTCAAGCAAGCATGACTTAACTAACGATTCGCCCAGGGATCCTAAGCGTTTGGCGTTGTGGTTGTCTGTGTTGGATTTTGACATTTAGCCAATTCTTCAGAATTAAAGATTGCCCTTCTCCCCACTTGCCTGGCGTATTTTGAATTAAGTAATTCAGCAGCTGCTTTTTCCCATTCGCCTAATTCACAAAAGGCCAGGGTTTTTCTGAAAGATAACAATGTATGGATCCCCAGGTTAAAGCAGAGATCTATAAAAACATATTGGGCCTTTAATGGGTAAGATCTCCAAATGGCCAGATGTCTATCCAGATCTTTAAATACAGATTCAATGTCATTGTTTAATAAATACATGGCCTCATCTTCTGTTATGCCCCTGGTGTCCAGGTTGCGGCCTATGCCAATTGAAGTGTAGCCAGCTGAACACTCGTATGCCTGGAGAACCACACCTTCAAAATCTTTAAGCCTGGATCTAATAAGGCATCTATCAAAATGTTTATCTTCCTGGTGCATTATTTATCCTCGGCCTTATTGCTGGCCCCAAAATAAAAACTAATAACAGCTGAGGCGATTCCAGAGAAATACCCCAGGATTAAATTAACTACATCATCTGCATTTTCGTTAACTGGATAGATCGTAATTAAAAAGATGTAACCCATAAAACCAAGCACAGTTACAGATCCTAAAAATCTTGGTGTCCAATCTTTAGAAAAAGTGGATCTGGCATTTTGTATATCCTGTGTCTCCAGGGCAAATACATCTACATCCATTTGCTTCATTTGGGCCTCAAATTCTAACTCAGCATTTTTTAAAGCCAACAATTGCTCTGGCGTTGCATTGTGTATTGCTTGTTCTATTTTTTTAGGTGCTGGATCGCAGCCTAAAACTTCTGCAACTAAGTTAGCAGCCATGCCGCCTACTGGGCCGCCTAATGCAGATCCTAAAGTTGGGGCCAGAGATCCAACAATGTTTTTGATTTTATTAAATTTCATTAGTAATTTATCCTAATTAAAAGAGTAATGATTAGCGTAAAAAGTGTTACACCAATAGTTGTAACCCCACCTATTAGCCACCATTGCAATTTAGCAATGGCAACTTCTAGCTTGTCCAGCTGCTTGAAATTAGTTTTCCAGCGTTCATAACACTCAGTTTCATGTCGAACTAACTCAGTGTGTACTGTTGCAGCTGTGGGCTTAGGGTTAGGCATTAGAACTTCAAGAATTGTTTAATCTTGGCCCAACGATCTGGTTGAAATTTGCGAATTGCAAAACCTGTTGCGATAACGAAAAGTACAGTAATTATTAATAAATCCATAATTATTTTTCCTCTGGTTGAGCAGCTTCAGCTTCTTTGCCAGCTGCAATAAAATCATCTAAGCGGTATTGCTTGTCTCTGTTTACCCTGGCAAATTCAGTTTCTAAATTTACTAAGGCCTTAGAGATAGGCTCTAACTCTCTAATCAGTTGCAATTGATGTTCTGTGCATTCTGATTGTTTCCAGGATCTAACATTGCCATCATTATCCTCAATGTTAATTACCACTGGATCCACTACCACTTCTTCTTCTGTTTTTTTATTTTTATCGTTCATAAGTATTAATACTCCCTTTTGTTGTTTATAAAATTAAATTATACAGAATTATCTGGAGATTGTGGCCACTCACCTAGGGGCCTTGCTGGTGGCTCTGCATCGTTGTATTGATACAAAGCTGCTAACTCATCTACTGTGGTACAAACATTAATCTTGCTTTGCATATCTGCTGCTGTTGCTCTTACCTCAGATCTAAATGTGGCCCAGGCTTCTGGTATGTCAGTACCAGCTTCCTGGTGTCTTACTACATACCAATCATTGGGCTGCAATAAACCATAGGCTTGGCTCTTAATAACCTCTTTATGATTCCATTTAAGACCATGCGTAATATGGCCAGTCTCTGGATCAGTTGTATCATCTAATTCTTTAGGCGTTGCTTCGCCATAGGATGCAACCACCTCAGTACCATTCCAATCAAAAGATTGATCTGTGTTGATATAGTATTCACCATTTTTTAAATTGCTGTTATCTACAACTACCTCATAAATACCTATTGATTCAAGTTCCTCGCTTGACCAAAGCATAAAGATATTTTGCGGATAAGATACATCCCCAATGGTTATTGCTTTTGGTCTTGTTAAGACCTTGCTGATTTCATTGTTTTCTATTAAAGCCCACATAATTAATTCCTCTTTTTTATTTTAAACTGCACAAGCTGGCACTCCGCCACTTGTAACCATTGGATGTATGGCTATAGCAAGATACGCATATTTACCATTTGCTGCATTTTCAGCAGCACCACCTAATCTAACTTTAAATCCATTAGATAACATATCAATTTCACCATATGAACTTGCTTGTGCATTTGTGTTTGCTTTTAAAGTGCAATCGTTTTGATTAAATAAGTTTCCAATATTATTGCCACTACCAGCATTTGTTCCTAATTTATAGCTATGTATGATCCAGTCATTTGTTGAATCAGTCCTTTTTATCATTACAAAAGATGGGGTAAAACCTAGGTAGATAAATGGCCCATCATCAGCAGTTCCATTGCCACAAAAACTACCACATTTTGAAAAACCTTGAACATTAGACATGGCCCAAAAAACAAGTTTGCCATTATTTTGATTTACTTCCAAAGCGGCACCAGTTGAAAAAACGCTTGATGTTGGTTGTGAATACATAAGATTATTTGAATCATTAGGTACTGCCTGTTCATTAAGTGTCTGCATACCACCATTGGCAGTTTCAGCGCCCTTCATATAAACTTTGCCATCTTCAGATCTTGAATAAGACCTTATAAATAACCAATCTGGTTTTAATCCCAACCCATGACCAAAACTTGTATCAGCCGTACCATTACCTACATAAGTTCCGCTTGAAATTTTTGCATCACTGTTTACTTGAATGGATGTATTTACATCGCCATCACTATTTGTTGTCAAGCTACCACCTTGCATTTTAAATTGCCAAGCGATGTATTTATCTGCATTAGTATTTACTCCAGCATTTTGGCCAATTGTAAAGCCATCAGTATCAAATGATTTTCCAGAGGTTGTATCATAAACTCTTGCACCATTTTGATCTGTTTCAAAATACAAATGTGCACTTATATCTCCAGCATCTGTTCTCCATGAGCTAGTGCCCCAATAATAACTAGCAGCAGCAGTTTGTTTCTTAATCCACAAAATATCTGGCTTTAAATTATTTTCTCCGCCATTAACTAATGCCCTAGAGGTTGATCCATCTCCTGTATAAGTCATTGTAGTAAAATGATCTTCTGGCCTGTCTATTGAAGTATATTTACCCATTATGCTTCACCCCCAAATTCTGCAATATTTCGTGAACACAAAGAATAAAATCCAGTTGGAACCTCATAAACAAATGCTCCGTAGTTATTGCCATCGCTATAACTTTTTGAATTAGATATTATTGAATACCCACCAAAATTAGTTTGTATGGTGTGCCCTTCATTTCCATTGTAACTTCCAAAAGAAGGCAAATAAAATCCATCCACCAATCTTGTGGCTCCTAATAAATCTGTGTCTCTAGCATTGGAACCTGTAGATGGATTGCTGGCTGTATCTGTATCTTTATCTGGTAGCCATACATTATTTCTACCATACCAAATTTTTCCATTATCTAAATCTAAAGCTATTCTCCAAATTACATTATTAGCCGCACCCTCATCGCTAGAAGTCCAATTAGCACTGCTATCAGAATCCCCTCTGTAACTTCTGCTTTGGTCTGCATACAAAGGATAAATAGCGTATTGTGCTGAAGTATCTACTGCGGTTGTTGCCCCTGGTCTAATTTCTGACCTTGATTCTGAGCCACCCAAATTAACTGGTGATGTAATGCCATATACTTGGCCCGCAGCACTAAAACTAACCATACCAACAGCTTTCATTTCCCAATACCATTTACCTGCACCAACACCCATAGTTGCTGATATTTGACCAAAAGAACCAGTTGGTTCCACTATAACAGTTCCACCATTGGTTGCTTGTTGGTTTGAATTATAGGCTCCATATTGATTGCCTTGCCTAGTATTATTGTTGATTATGCAAAAATTATTAGTAGGGCTGTCCACAGATTGGTCTGCGGATGTGATGTTGTTTAAGGTAGATACATTTAAACCCGATGTTGCATTACCTAAATCAGAACTATCTTTAAATTCTAAAAAGTAACTAGGTGAACTAATTGTTCCTGTATATTCTTTTGGTTTCCAAATTCCACTATCTTCATCAAACTCACCAACATCAGATGGTGTTATTTGTGCATCTGAAATAAAAGTAGGATTTGCGATATAACCGCACCACCCAGATTGACCACCACCCCACTCACCAACATAATGATGTTGTTCATAAACATTTTGTGCTTCAGCGTTTTGACTAGGATAAGTAGCTGAACTGAAAGAAGTTTCCTCTACACCATTAACATACAATCTTGACCTATTTGCTTCAGTACTTTGTGTTGAATCTACAGCAATAATTATGTTGTACCATGCTGAAGTATCTCTAAAAACTCTATTTGTATTTAAAGTTTTTTGCACACCACCATAAGTTTGTTGCCATTTGATAACACCACTTGCTTGAATAGTTAAATAGCCATTAGCAGCAGTACTCCAAATCATACATTGAGAACCAACTTCAGCAAGTTTAACCCAAGCACTGAAGCTAAAAGTTTTTTTACGAGTAGAAGAAGCATAACTACTAATATCATTCCAGCGTAAATATTCTCTATTATCAGCTTCAAACTTCAAAGAGTTATCAATATCATACCCAGTAGATATGCTTCCTCTATTTGCTGTACGCTGTAGCGTTTCCATATTAGGTTTGTGCCATGTTTTGAACTCTACCAATTTCTTGCCAGACTGAGCCGTTATATCTAAAGCTGAAAATGTCAGTTTTGTTTGCGGTAGCTGTAACAGTTGGTGCTGTACTTGCAGCAAACTCAAAGACTGTATTCCAAGCGATTGTTCTAGCTGTTCCGCCCTGGGCCAGTTCAAGCGTAATAATTGCACCTTCAGTTGAATTACTAGGAGATGAAATGGTCGTATTTTCTGTGGTTACATGATAGGCATTGGCCGCTGCCGCTGCATCCCAGGCAACAGCATTTGAACTTGATGTAATGGCCACCTGGCTAATGTTTGCTGAGGTTTGAGATGTAACAACGCCAGAAGTATTTAAGGTTCCATCTATATCTGTATTGTCTAAGTTGGATGTTCCATCAACATCTATATCGCCAGAAACATCTAAACTTGTGGCATCAACCTCTCCTGCTACTGTTAATACTCCATCAGCAAGTGTCATTAAATCTGTATCAGATGTATGACCAATATTAGTACCATTAACAATTACATTATCAACTGTAAGCGTTGTTAGTGTTCCAAGACTTGTAATGCTAGATTGTGCTGCACCAGTTACAGTGGCCGCACTACCAGAAACATTACCAGTTACATCACCTGTTAATGGGCCAGCAAAAGCATCTGAGGTTACAGTGCCGTCAAAGTAAGCATCTTTAAACTCTAAAGAAGATGTGCCTAAATCAATATCATTATCTGTAACTGGAACAATGGCACCATCTTCTAATGTAAATTGAGCAACGCCACCAGAAGAAAATTGCATTTTGTCAGCAGCACTAAATAATAAACCAGTATTTGTATCGCCAGTATTGGTGATTGACGGAGCCGCAGCAGATCCATCTGAAAAAGATGAGACACCATCAACAGTAATTGCCTTAACTGTTACACCAGTTAAATCTAATACATCACCGCTGGGGATCTCTTTGATTGCTGGCGTTCCACTGCCATCAACTATTAAAGGGAAAAAATCACTCATCTTATACTCCTACATTGATAGTGCCAGATCTGGCTATAACACCCAGCACTCCACTTGTTATTGTTATTGCTACATTGGCTGCACGGCCAACTACTGTTAATGTTTGAGAAACGGAAACTGATCCAAAAGATAAGTTGCCGCTTCCATCTGTTTTTAAGGCCTGGCCATTGCTACCATCACTTACATTTAATTCTGTTATGCCAACTGAGTTGGCAGCTATTTTGGCCTGGGTTATCGCATCATCAACAACTGAGGCCGTAACAACTGAACTGCTTGCTAATTGATCTGCACCTACCGCATCATCTGCAATCATTGACTGTTCTACTGCATCTGCTTGTATGGTTGCGGATCCTGTTACATTGCCAGATCCATCAAAACTTGCAGAAGTCCAAACAACATCGCCAGTCATTCCAATTGTTCTTCCTGTTGCAAGTGCTGTAGATGTATCTGCAACAACGCCACTCAAATTATTAATAAAGGTATTAGTTACTCTGGCATCAATTGCACTGTTTGCCCTGGCATCTGTGTAATATAAATAACTGCTATCTTCAGTAATGTTAGAAGTGTCCAGAGAAATGTTTGCAGATCCATTAAATGATACGCCAGCTATTGTCCTGGCGTTAGCAAGAACTGTAGCACTTGCAGCTACCACTGATAAATTATCAACAAATGCTTTATTGACATAGGAATCAACTTTTGTAGCAACCCTGGCATCTGTGTAATAAAGATTGCCGCTTTCAGCAATATCTCCAGTATCTAAAACTACGGCCCCTGTTTCTGAATTAACAGAAGTTACTGGTGCAGCTGAAGCTGTAAAAGATATAACACCAGTTGAACTGTTATAAGAAATATCTCCTGTTGCTGAAATTGCAGATCTTGCCCTGGCATTAGTAAAATATAAATTTGTGGATCCTTCGCTTAAATTATCTGTATCGTGATTAGATAAAGTGGAAATTTGGCCTGTAACATTACCAGTTACATTACCTTCAATGGTTGCAACAAGTGTACCGCCAGCATATCCAGTTCCACTTGTATTAACTGTGGTTGTTGGTTCTGCTTGCAGATCTTTGAACAGTTTAAATTTACCACTATCGTTGGCATCCCTAAAAAGGCCTGCATAAAGATCTTGGGATCCAGAAGTATCATAAAGGCCATAAAAACCTATATCTACTGAATCAGCACCAGCATTATCTGTGGCCAATTTAATTAACGGATCTTTAACTGCTAATGTGTCTGTGTTAACTGTGGTTGTAGTTCCATTGACTGTTAAATTTCCAGCTATTGTTACATCATCTGGAAGGCCAATGGTTACAGCTGCTGTTTCAGATCCAGATCCAGTTACTTCAATCTCATTAGTGGTGCCAGCAATTGTGGCCACATAATTTCCTGTGGTTTTTGTTCCCAGGGCAACTGCATCATTATCAATTGTAAGAGTTAAAACAACATTGCCAGATCCATCAAAGTCTTGTGCGGAAGCTGTAGCATCGCCTGTAATAGAAAATGTCCTGGTTGTTGCCAGGGCCGTGGCCGTGGCTGCATTTCCAGAGGTTGATGCAGCTACAACATTAAGTGCATCTACAAATGCTTTATTAACATAAGAATCAATCTTGGTTGCTACTCTGGCATCTGTATAAAATAAATTAGTAGATCCTTCTGATACTGTGTCTGAATTTCCCTGGGTATAAGTTAAAACACCAGTAGAGGAATTATATGAAAGTTGAGCAGAGTTTTCTGATATTGCGGCCCTTGCTCTAGCATCTGTGTAATACAAGTTGCCAGATTCTGATAATTGCGATGTATTAAAAGCTGATAACGATACAACGCCAGTTAATGTTCCAGAGGCATCATCATAAGTCCAGGTTATACCTGTTCCATTTTGTATTAATGCAGCAATCCTATCGTCTGTTCTTTCATTGGTAAAATAAAGATTAGATCCTTCGCTTAGATCTGAGGTTGAATGATTAGATATATCACTTGCCTGGCCAGTTACATTACCAGTCAATGCAGCTGTAACAACTCCAAATTGCACATTGTCTGAAGTGCCAACCGCTTGGCCAATAGAAAATGTAATGTTGTTACCAGATAAAGCAGAGGTAACACCCGTGCCACCGAGCAAGCCTAAAGTTTCTGAATCAAGATCTATAGATCCAGAATTAGATCCATCGCTTATATCAAGATCTTCAGCTGTTATGGCCGCATCAACATAAGTCTTAATTGCTTTTGCTGAGGCCAGAGTATCATCAGATCCAGAAACTGAGGTTAAGTCTGTGTCCAGGACACCAGATTTTAAATTATCAACCTCAATGTTTGAAACTGTGTTGTTATCAAGATCAATGGTTTTGTTTGTAAGTGTCTGAGATCCAGTTAAGGTTGCAACTGTAGAATCAATAGAAAAAGTAACTGTATTACCAGATCCAGCTGTATCAATTCCTGTGCCACCAGTTAAGGTAAAAGTTTCGCTATCTAAATCAATGGATAAAGCACCACCGCTATCTGCTTGAAAGTCTAAATCCTGGGCCGTAACCTGGCTATCAACATAAGCCTTAATTGATTGTTGAGTTGCTAAAGCTGTTGCACTATCTGAACTTAAATTATCTTCATCTAAAATTGATGCAACTGTGGATCCACTACTAAAAGATAAACTGGTAATGCCATTAACTGTGCCAGCATTTATATCAACACTATTGCTGGTGCCAATGCTAAAAGGCAAAGTTATCCAGGCACTATTTCCGCTGTTGCGGATCTTCATAACTGAGTTGCTAGTATCTACCCATAATTCATAGGCAAACATAGTTGCTGGTTCTGAGGCTCCAGAGTTATTAGAAACAATTGCAGTAAGTGCATTGTTTAAATCAGTTCTGAAGTTTGCTCCAGATTGATTAATTAAATTGTAATCATGTTGAGCCATTAGCCACCCTTTTGTTGTTTATAAATTTTACTTTTATTAAGATCTTTTCGCATATATATTTTTATTCTGGCGGTGTGGGAAAAATTACATCTGCAAAGTTATCAGCATCGGTGTATTGAGATGGCAAATCTCTTAACGCTTGCCTGTATGTTATCCACTCTGCTTTTTTTGCATCGTTAAATGGGCTATCAACACCAACAGACCAATCGCAATCCTGTAACATAAACAGTCTTTGGTTCCTTATTTTCTGTGTCGTTGTTAAAGGATTTTCTGGCGTTGGTGCGTATATGGTGCTCATTATTGTTTATTTAATTTAAGTGCTGAAATTCTAGTGCTAAAACCAGCAATGGCTGGTGTTACTCCAGAATTATCTTGAATTACCTGGCCTTCCATAATTGCTGTATAGCTTGTATTTGCAGCAAGTGTTACTTTACCAGCAAGAATAATGGGCTGTAGCATATTGCCACCAACTGGAGAATTGTAATCAGCTATAACAGTTGAGCCAATTCTTATTCTTGATTCTACCTGGGTTAAATTGTTAATGGTTCCACCTACCATGCAATTGCCAACAATTTGATAATCTCCAGCCTCAGCTGTAGTAAATGTTGCTTGTATTAAGCTGCCAAAATTATCTCCAGATCTACCATCGCCAAAACTGCTAGATCCAGAGGCCCCATTTACAACCATAGATCCAACAGATCTAGTTCCCAACTCTCCAGAAGAAACACCGCTGGCTGCTATTTTTAATCCATTAGCATCTGCACTTAGCGTTGTTCCATTTAATTCAAGCGTTGTAGCTTTAACTGTTCCAGCTGAAATGGTGCCAGCTGTAATGGTTCCCATGTCAGCATTTATTGCCGCTAAATTTGTAACATTAATTTTATTTGCTGTAACAGCATCTGCTTGTATTTTGTCAGCGGTTACTGCATCTGTTTGTATTGTCCTGGCAATTACAGCATCTGTTCCAATAGATTCAGCAACTATATTTCTAGCCAAAATTTTAACTGTAGTTACAGAATTTGATTTTAACTTATCAGCTGAAATAGAATCGTCTGCAAATTTTTGCTCAGTTATCGCACCAGCAGCAATAACATCACCCTGGATAGAATCCACGGCTAGTTTAGCGTTTGTAACTGCATCAGCAGCAAGTTTAAGGGTTGTGATTGCAGCTGACTGAACATCCTCTGTTCTAACTGGAAGATCTGCAACTGTAAAAGATAAAGTGCCAGCCTCTGATTCTGCTTTAACAGAATTAATAGCCGTAACTTCAGCTGTATATGATCCAGCTGGAAGCATATCTAAAAAAGCATAATTGGATGTAACAATATTATTATAAACAGCCGTAGATCCACTTTTAATAATTACTCTATATTCATTTACTGGGTATGTATCAACTTCTGTCCAGGTAATGTATGCACGGCCAGTTGATGAGGCATCAGTATCAACAAAAGATAGCCCTGTTGGTGTTACCAGGGCAAATGCTGAAGGTAAATCTGCTTTGGGAGCAACATTAGCAGCTGCTGGCAAAGTATAAGTATAAACATCTATATAAATTATGGCGGTTACACTTAACAAACCATTTGGCAATAGATCTATGGTTTCAATTCTATAAAGGGTTGAACTTAGATCTAATGGAGAATAAGTAATATCAATAATATCCCCAACATTACATTTGTATAATTCTGGAGTTGCCTGGAATGTTATTTGTGTTTGGTATCTACTTCTGGCCAATAAACCACGGCCCATGTTGTATGCAACATAAGGAGAGCTTACAAACTCACAGTCAATTTTAATTTCTAATTCTTCACCACCATCGTCTGAAGTAAAATCATTTGCATCTGTGGTTGCAGAATGTAAAACAGTAACAGTATCTGCCTCATATCCTTTTTGTGAATTAAAATAATTAACAACCACTTTATTATATCGATTGTCTTTGTTGCCATAGTTAATGCTTATGCCGCCATCACTTATTATGTGATCGTCAGTTACTGAAAAAGTTGAAGATCCAGTATCTTCTATTGCCAGTTCATATTTGCCATCAACATAATTAAATATGCCTCGCATTGAAGCCAACAATGCCTGGCTGTTTTCCATAACTGTTTTATTGCAGTCAATTACACCATTACATTGAAATCTGTTGGTCTTAACCAATACTGTTCCTGTTTCATCGGTAAATGTAGATCCTAAATTAGATCCAAAAATAACTTTATTGGTTTGGTCTGAGCCGTAATAATGATCTCTGGATGTAGAATCTACCTGGACACCATCAAATACTGTTCCAGAACTGCTGTCTGTTAAATACAACTTATCGCCAGCCCTAATTTTTTTCCAAATAGCTTCAGTTGTGGTTATTTGATTTGTACCTGTTGTTCCACTAAATGTTATTGATGTTGCGGATCCATTAAAATCTGGCGTGTTAACTAAAGTATCGCAAGCTGTAGCAGCTGTTCCAAAAGTAGTAAAATTTAATTCGTTAGATCCAAGGCCCTTTCCATATTCAGAATTAGATATATAGTCTAGGAAACATAAAGCTGGGTTGTTTGAATATGTATAAGTGCTAGTAGTGCCAAATGTCTGGTTGCCGTCTCTGGGATCAAAAACTTTTTTACCTCTTACAACTACTGTTATTTGTGGAAGGCCCTTAAACATGGCCTTGCTATCAAACTCAGCACTAAAAGCTATATAAGCAATGCCGTTTAATTTATGTGCGGTTGTCCATTTGCTTGCAATAGAGGCATTAAGCATTGGATCAACAGTTTGGCTTGCGGCTCCATGATGTGCATTACAAACAAATCTATATCTTTTTGTTGGATCTGTACCACTTAGACCGCCAGATGATGTGCTGTTAATGCCGCCTATCTGAGTTGCTGTATTTAAAGATCCTGCACCAGAATTAATTTTGTCAGATCCTAAATAAAAACCATCTCTATAAACTTTAGTGTCCTGTATTGGCACCCCATTAATTTCAATGGTTGTTAAATCTATATGATCTACTTCACCAACAGATAAAGCATAAACACAAAATAAATCTTTAGATCTATTATCAGCTGTGTCTAAAAAAATTAACTGTGTACCTACCCTTCTGGTTCCATAAATAACTGGAACCTTGCCACCAGCCGCAACCTTGGTTGCCAAAATGTCCTGGCCTTTGTTTAATAGATCTTGGGCCGTTCTATAATTCTTAATACCAACAGCAACTGTAAGTATTTGAAATGCAGTCCAAATAACCTGTGCAGTTTTACTGGATGCAAACCATGAACCCACAGCAACAAAAAAATCTACTACTGGATTGCCACTGCTTGGACTACTTCTAGCACCGCCTGTACCTATTTCTCGTAAAAATTTTGGTTTTTTAAAATGTGGAAGCATTAACTACCCCACCTAATATCATCCTTTGTCTCGGTGGCAAATTCAAAACCCTTATCACCACTGCTAAATGCTTGCTGTGATTCATCGGAAAAATGGCGGCCTTTTGTAAGGTTCCAGTTGGCCCAGTGATTGGCAACAATAATATTTATATCTGTACTATCGCCAGTTTCACTTATGGCCACAGATCTAATGTTGCCAGTAAAGAAATTTATAGCACCCACCAGGCTTTCATTTGAATCTAAAAAGCCCAGATCTACAGTTACTTTTTTATCTACATAATTGCCATTTGATACCAGGGATCTAATTTCATTAGTTACATTGCTACAAGTAATTGAGATCTCATCAACTTTTAATTCGCCAGTTTCCTGTGTTTGATTTATTTGTAAAAAGGATCCACCAGCTGAGTAACTATTTGAGTTAAAAACAAGATCTGTATAAAAATCTGTGGCCCTAACTGTTGAAGAAAGAGCAAATTCTACCAAGTAACAAATATTAGTTTGCTGTGCCGATACCTGGGCCTGTATTGCAGCACTTAAAGATCTTGGCATTAGGCTATAACCTCTCTTACATCAAAAGAGATAGAAAATAAGCCAGAGGTGTCTGTTGCATACATTAATTCACCAGTAGATAAATAAACAGTCATAGCTGGCTTATTCATGGTTACAGCCTCGTTGTCTGCAAGGCCAGAAACAAGATTAGGAGATATAGAAACAGTTGCAGCCCCAGATCCATCTGCGGTTACATCGTCTTGCACCATATAAACTTTTGTATGATTGGCAAACTTAATAAGATCTCCAGCCTTTAATACGCCAGCTGTTGAGGCTGTAAAACCATCCATAGCAATAGTTGCATCTTGGGCTGCATGAACACCCACAACTGCTATATCTGTTTCGCCTTTATCAGATCCTAAATTGTCTAATGGTTGTTGCACTGTAAAATTTTCAAATGCACCTTTTTGTTTTTGCAAAAATGCAAAAATCTTTTGTGAATCTGCTTGTTGCATAGGCGGCATCTGAACTGTAAAAGAAAAATACTGGCCACCAATTTGCCTGGCTGATTTTTTACCAGATAAAGTTTGATTTACTAATGTGGGCCTGTTGTCCTGAAAGTTTATGGCCCTAAATTTTGGTGTTGTTGGAAAAGAGCCACTCATTACACTACCCCCATTTTGCCACGATTGTTCATGGCGTTATTTATCATTGCAGTAATCATTTGTTTTCTGCTATTTAATAATTGATCGAACCCAGCGGCATCATTGGCCTGGATATTAAATGTTATGTTGGCACCAGAACTCATGCCCTGGCCTTTTGTATGGTCTATGACTGTTTCATTTGGATGTAGTATTGCTGGAAAGCCACCTTTACCATCTACTCCGCCACTCCTTGAACCCATGCCTGTATATCCACCGCCATCAAATTTAGGAAACATTGCTGAAAGGCTAGATGTCATAGGTGCAATTATCATTTGCTGTATAGCAATTCTTAGCAACTGTTCAACAACAAAAGTTGCAAAATCTTCAAATGCAAATTTTCCATTTTTTAGGCCTTCCATAATAGTATCTTCAAATTTTTTCATTGAAGAAACTATTGCAGTACCCATGCTTTTATTAATATCTTTTAATTGACTGTCAAATACTTGCAATGGCTGTTGTAAATTTGTAACTGAGTTTATGCCTTTATCGCCAAGCACTTCCCAAGCATCACCGCCCTCTTTAACCGCCTTAATCATTTTATCTAAAAAGTCTAAAACAGCAGTGCTTTTCTCTGGTGGCAACATATCACCTAGTTGCTCTTTCAATTTAATAACATTTTGCTCTGCTGAAAATAGGCTGTTATTTAGCAAACTTATGTCAGTGGGGCTAATCCCAAAAATTGTATCTTGCTGGCCAGTGTTGAAATCTGTTATAGATTTTTGAATACTCTCAACTTTATTTTGAGCGTTGATTAATTCAATTTGCATTTTTTGTATAGGCGTTAGATCAAAACCAAATAATTTGCCAGCACCACTTGCAGCAAAGGTTAAAAATTGTTGTTCAATTCCTCTAAATAATTCCTGGACAGATAGAACCGCAAATTTAACCCCTTGCATTATGCTTATGGCCATATTTTTACCTAAACTTTCAAATCCGCCTTCAGCCTCATTTGTGCTTGTAAGCATATTTGTAAGTTCGCCAACTACAAGAGAAAAAGCTGGCACCAATGCACCAGTTATGTTGTTTCCAACTGCTTTTATTTGTAATTTTAAAACTGAAAATTGATCGTTAAATTTAGCTACATTTTTAATAACTTTATCTGGCAAGATTATTCCAAGTTCTCTTGATCTTTCTATAAACTGTTCTAATCCTTTGGCACCATCCCTAAAAACCTCACTCATTTGCATTCCAGCCCTACCAAATAAATTAGCAAGCACTCTTGATCTCTCAGCTTCAGAACCTAAATTTTTAAGCCCTTCTGCAACCTCAAATAATATTTGTGTTGGATCTCGCATTTCGCCAAGGGAATTTTTTAGATCTATACCAAGATCTTTAAAAATATCTGCTTGGGTTTTTAAACCACTGGCGGCATCACCAATGGATCTACTAAATTTTTCTAAACCTTTTTGGGCCTGTTCAACGGAAGATCCAGATTCAATTGCAGCCAATTGAAAGGCTTGCAATGTGTCTGTAGCAATGCCTGTTCTTCTGGAAGTTTTGTCAAGCGTATCAATATATTCAAAAGATTTGCCAACCAGAACAGCAAGTGCTGTAGCTGTTGCAGCCGCAGCTAATCCTACGCCAGCAACACCCTTGGCTGCTGAGCCAGCTGCACCACCAACTGTTTTTAAGCCAGAGGTGACCTTACTAAAAGCAGCGTGTGTTTTATTAACAGCTGTTAACTCAATTTTGACTTTTTTATTTGCCATGCTTCCTTCTATCTTCCAAGATTTCTAAATAAGCAATCCAGCCCTGGTATTCCTGGACACTAATTTGCTGTAGTTCGTCTAGGGTTTTGCCTAGTCTTTCTGCAAGGCTGTATTGCAGAAATAAATTAGCATCCTCTGTTAGTCCTTTTTTGTTTCCTCAATAGGCTCTTGCCCCATAATCTCCTGGGCCACTCTAACTAACACCTCACGATCAACTTTGTTTAGAAGTTTATTTTTATCGCCAATATCAAATAACTTTTCCCCTTCGCTATCCAATGCCTTGTAAATTAATACATAAGCCATCATCGTTAGATCATCTTCCTGGCTCATTTTGTAGAGTTTAGAAGTTTCACTAAGCGTTAATGGCTTGCTGTATATCTTTAAAGGTTCATCATCCTGGCCCCATTCTGGAACCTGCGTTACTCTCACATCTTGATTTTCAAAATGTTTAACTGCGTTATCTATTACTGACATTTTTTATACTGTTGTAATAGTTAATGCACCACTACCCTGGAAGCTAATGCTTGCCTCAACCAATCCATCATGTGCACCAGAAACAGTCTTTCCAGTAATCACAGCAGATCCGCTGTAGTAAGTATCACCACTATCAGCACCTTCTGGGTATAGGTTAAGAGTTATGGTAGAACCAATACTCATGGCCACCTGGCCAGTTGTATCTGTTTCATCCCAAAAACACTCAACAGATCCACTAAAGGATGTAAGTGAAGATTCAAATGTTTTGGCAGCATCGCCCATTGATGTGGATTCTATTGTGTCAGCAGATTCATCAATTGAATAAGATCTAACTTCAGCAACAGTATTAGCACCAACCTTTACAAGCCCTTCAGAGCCCTTATGTATCGACATTTTCGTTTACCTCGGCTTTCGCCTGTTTTTTAGAAGAAGATTTAATTTCCTGGGCTGCTTCTTCCTTCCAACCCTTTTTTTTAAGATACTCAACCCTTGTAGGATGTGCATCTATAAAATCTTTGCCATCTGGTGAAATCATTTTCATAATTTACTCCTGGTTAAACCGCCACATCTGGATTTTGCTCCTGGACATAGTAGCTAGTTAAAAAAGTCAAAGTAGCGAAAGCCAGTGGCCGTTCCCCCTCTGCATTAAATTCAATCTCAGTAGATTCTATGTAGCAATCTTTGGCCTTCCCAGATAATGTGGGATCAGCTGCAATTGCTTGTTCTACTTCTTTGCAAACAGTGTCCAGAGTATCTTCAAAATTAGTTGTACTCTTAACATAGGCCTCGACAATTAGGCTTAACATTCTTTCACTTGTTCTGTTTGGGCCAATTTCTATTGGCTCGCTATCTTCGGATTTTGTATAAACCAAAATCGCTGGCAAGTTGCCATCTTCTAAAGGATAAACCCTGGAATCAAATACATTAGATCCAGTGGTTGTTAAACCAGTTAATTGTGTAACTACCTGGTTGCGGATTTGTTGTCTTACATGATCCGCCATTATTGTTCCTCTAAAACTAGGGCCGTAAAACCCTTAAAATCTTTTTGCACATTAACTATCTTGTAGTTAGTTGCGGCCTTTAAAATATTGCCGTTTACATCTTTGTATGCACTAACCGCTAAAGTGTCGTTATGTGAAACGCTTGGAATATCTACAGATCTGCAATAAGCAATAGGTTGTACTGCTTCTACTCCAGATCCTTCGTCTAATTCCACATATTCTTCATTCAAAATAAGATTGAGTGAAGTGTTAACACCATTCCTGGTGTAAGTTGCTGCTAAACCATGGCCATAGCTAGGATCTAAATATGCGGCCATATCAGACTCTGTTTCATATTTAATTTGGCTCATTATGCGGCCTCTAAAACTAGCGTTAACATTCCAACATTATCTGGTTGCACTTCAACCACTAAATATGTGGTTGCTGGCTTGATAACATTGCCTTGATCTGTCGTAACAGCATCAACAATTAATTTATCTTGATGAGATATGTAAGGAGCATCGCTGGCCTTCATTGTGGCCCTGGGTTGATAACCTTCAGCTGCAATGCTGTTGCCTTCAATGGCAAAATAATCCTCATCCATAATAAGACTAATATTTTGTGAAGCCCCGCTATCGACATCGAACCAAGTATCAATTAGACCTGGCCTGGTATCCCATAAAGTGTCTTGCACTTCAAAAAAAGTACCAGTGATTCCAAAACCTACGCTTGAATCTACATAGGAACTGAAATCAGCAGCACTTTCTAGGGCCATTATTTGGCCTTAGATCTTTTCTTTGGTTTTGGAGTTTCAGAAACTTCCAAGCCTACGCTTCTATTGCTTTCTTTTTTCTCTTTAGCAACATGAACGCTTGCTTTATTACAACCAATTAAAATGTGGGCCTCAGATTGAGTAACCTCAATCACATCGCCAGCGTGAACTCTTTTACTGTTAGCAACTGTGTCTGCCAAAATTAAAACTTTCATATTTTTTCCCTGTTTAAAGCTGGCGGACACTAGGCCCGCCATCTTATTAGTGGTTAACACTGATTATTAAGAACCAACTACAAATGAGACTGGATTTCTTACAGCTGCATCAACAGATTGAAGTGCAACTACTCGAACAGTTCCAGAACTTGAAGATGTATAAGGATCCACAACCACATCCAGCCCTTGAAAAAAGCCGATTAGCAAGTCGCTAAAGTTTCCAAATACATAGTTGTTGGCAGTCAATTGATTTGAAGAAACAATTGGATAACCATTCATGCCATTGCCATCTGCAATAAAGATACCGCTTCCAGTGTCTTTAGATGTAGATTTTAATGTTCCATAGTTAGTAGGATTAACAATGTATGAAAGTCTGCCTAATAAAGCATTATCAACACCAACAGCTGATTCCAAGCTAACCATTTCAGCCCATGTTGGAGCCGCTGCTGAACTTAATGAAACAGTATTAATGCCAGTGGTATTTGTAATACCTGTTGGCTTGCCATTGTTTCCATCACCTTCTAAACAAGCATCATCAATTGCAATAGCCATTCCAGCTGCAAGATCTTGTCTGATTAGATTTTCAATATCCAATGAAGATTGGATCATTAATTGGCGAGTTACATCCGTAAACGCCCCTAATGTGCGAGGGGTTAAACTAATGTTGCCAATTGTCATTTCTGACTCGCCAGCTGCTCCGCCTTCTGAACTAATGAAAGCCGCAGTTGAAGCCGCAGTTTTCTTAGGGATCTTAACATCGCCAGATAGGCCATTAAGATTGGTTGCTAAAGGCATAACTGCTGAGTTGTTTCTAAGAACATCGATAAAATCTTGTCCTCTGTAATCCTCACCAATTAAATCGCCATCACTACCAGCAGACATATCACGCTGATTCCAATTAGCCATAATTTCAGCTGGAAGCATAACTCCCTGGGCTGTTCTGCCATATGCTTCTTGAGCAGCTTCTGAACATTCCATTTCAAATCGTGCAGCTTCTTGTGCTTTACGATCTGTTGGATTTGCCATTGCATTAATAGCACGCATAATACTGAATCTTTGTGTTTCAGCTTTGCTTAAACCAATTTCATTTGGAGTTTCTAAAGGCACATCATTAGAAATAGTTTCTAGTAATTGTCCTCTGAACTCGTCAACTGATAATTGATCTTGAATAGCTTGATTACCTAAATCTCTTTTATTGTGCTTGGCAGCAAGATCTAAAATCTCTTTTGAGTTTTTAGCAAATTCTTTTCTTGCTTCGTCTGCACTTTGAGATCTAACTTCATCAAGATTAATTTCTTGTTTTTCGTTTTCCATTATTTTCACCTTTGTGTTTGGAAGATTGTTAGATTTAGAACGGCCAACGCCAACTTGCTTGGATTGATCTGCTGGGATTGAAACTACGGATGCTTCCATAGGTGTCCAACTAGCCCTGTAATGATCGCCAATCTCCTTATTGCTTGCCTGTTCCAGTTTATTTACTCTGTAGCCAACGGATATGTTTCTTTTTATGCCGTCTTTTACATCATCAAAGACTTCACGAGCAAGTGCAGATTTACCAAATCTTACAACCGCAACTGTTCTTTTTGCGGCCTCATCAAGTTTATATTCTTCAACAACACCAATTTGCTCATCCATATTATGGTTGTTCAATAATGGTGCTGATCCAGAGGCCATGAATGACATATCCACATCCTCTGCTTTATGGCTTAGAACCTCTAAACCAAATGACCTTTCAACTCCGCTTTCGGATGACACTCCTATGCGAACTCTCCTGGTTTCTTCGTCAATATAAGATGCCCTGGATAGATCTATGGTTCGATAAGTTACCTCATCGTCAAACAATCTTTCTGTTGCATCTAATTCAACATCCTCAATGACTTCAGCAGAATCAATTAAATCTTCTGCTTCTGTTTCGCTGAGGATGGGATTTTCACTTTTAAATTCCATGCTTACCTCGCTAGGATGTTTTTCATTTGGCGTAATTGCCTCTTGAAACTTGTTATTCATTATCTGGATCTCCTTCTACTTCTGCTGGAACTGGGGCCTTATTACCAAATGGCTGAAATGCCGTGGAGATCCCATATTGATCCGCCAATTCCTTTTCTTTTTGATGTTGTTCAAATGTTTCTTCTACATCTTTTCCATAACTAGAAACAATATCTGAATAAGTAACAATTCCATTTTGTAGGCCAACCACATTGGCTTGCATTTCTTTTAATGGATCTATCCAGGGAAAAGATCTTGGAATGTAATTTATTGAATTGGCAAACTTGCTGAATTTACCAATTGGCAAGTTAATAGCTTTAGTTGTTATGGCCATTTCTAACCAGCGTTTAAATACAACATCTATAAAATGCTGAACAATAAATTCTTGCCAGATCTGAAAGTTAGATCTATCTTCTAAAGCACCCTGGCGGATAGAGGAATAGTTAACTGAAGTTAAGTCATTGCTTAAAGCGTGATATGAGATATTTAGTCCTGAAGCAATAGATCTTAAAACTGTAGTTGTAAAAGATTCAAATGCACTTGTTGGATGATTAGGATCAAATGTTTGGAACTCCTGGCCGCTGCTTAATTGATGGAAGGTTCCAGGCTCTACATTCATAACTGGGTTAAATGTATCTTCAGTATCATCACCAACAAATGAATTGCCGTCTGGTGAAGTAAAGAAACCCATTTTGCTGGCCCCTAATCTAGCAGCAATAATCTCAGCCTCTAAATAACCATCTAATTGTTTTACATTGGCCATGGCTGTTGCTATGTGGCTTACACCTCTAGTTTGCTCGGCCCTGTTAGGCATATAGCAATGTGTAATTTCTTCTGCTGGAACTCTTATGTGCTTTTTGTTGTATTTAGCAGAGTAAGTGGTGTCATATGGATGTTCTTTAAATAAATGATAAGCAACTGGCCGATAATAAGAATCAACCTCAACACCCATGCAGATCTTGTTACCATTTTTTGCTGTGGTGTTTAGATCTTCATCCAAGTAATCAGCTTCTAAAAATTGTATGTGATAACCAAAAGAATTTTTATTAGTTTTTATATGTCTAACTAAAACTTCACCATCTCTGGCCAAAGATTCTACAAAGAGTTTTTGACAATCAAGGAATGACATCTTGCCATTTGCAGTTGGCACTCCGTACTTAGTCCATTGCTTCCAGGCATCTTCTATTTGTCTATTGGCCAACAGATCCAAAGATCCATTATCATTTCTAGCCTTAGATGAGATTCTCACTCCATGCTTACCTATTACATTAGAGATCATTAGGTTTAAATAACGATTAATGTACGAGTTATTTCTTGCTAATTCCCTGGCTCTATCTCTTAAAGTTCTTAGATTATCTTTTATTTCAGCATTAGCTGATTTGCTAGATGTTAAAAAGTCAGCAAACAACCTACCAGTTGATGCTCCTTGGTAACTTCTTTTAAAAGTTTTCTTTTGTTGCTTAGGAGTTCTATTAAAAATGTTGTTGTACCAGGCCATTATGTTAAGTCTGTTGGATTAAATGTTGAGTGTTGACCAAATCTAACTTTGATATTGTTACCAGTGCCTTTTTTGTTCTTGGCCCTGGCTTGTTTTAGTTCTTGCAAGTATTCAGTTTTAAAACGATCTCTAAAACTCATTAATTCGTCAATAGACATTCTGGAAAGAGATCTACCAGCAATACTCATTGATGATTGATCCATGGTGGCTCTGTTTAAAGCCACGGCCTCAATCGCATCAAGCATTTGCTTGGCAAAAGATCTTACCGAGGAACTTGTAGTAGCGTAATCATCTTGAAGTGTCATAAACCCTTCAGCAACTTTAACTCTGCCGCCAGAATTACGATGGATATTAGCTATCCAATTGTATTCGCCAGCGGTGTAATTAGTCGTTGTTGAATGTGGAACCTCAACTTTGTAATTAGATCCATCATTGCTGGCCACAATTTGAAAATGTGTATTTGTGGATCCATCAATTAGATTAAATTCATATTTAAGAGTAAAAGATGAGTTGTCATAGTCTGTTCCAAGACTATCATTTTTCCAATTCCAGTTATCACCCTTCTTTAATTCTGAAGGAACATAGTTTGGATAGTTAGTTGAATCGAATAAATTGGCCAATTAATCCTCTGTATTTAAAATGTAAACTTACACAAAAACACTAAGGTCGTTTTAAATCTTGTCAAATATATAAATATTACGAGTTATGTAAGAGATCTCAGCTGCAAAAACAATGTAATTCGTAAATATTACTTCCAACTATTAATAAAATTGCTTTTTGGCCTGGCATTTCTATTTTTTTGCTGATTTTGCACTAAGTTTGGATCTTCTTTAGATCCAGTTACCAATCTCTCCTCAATTAGATCAAAATTTGGATTGAGCAGATAAATTGCAGCAAAGTTGTAAACCATTAAATCTAAAATTTCATTTCTTGGCCTAATTTGTTTCCAGGCCAAAGATTTGCGGCCACGGATCCATTTAGTAATTCTTTTCTCAGCTGTAAGCTGTTTAAAAAACTCCTCATCAACATCAGCTGGAAAATGCAGTGTTGTTTCATCCTCTGGTGCATTTAACCTAGCAAATATGTTTTCTTTAGCCGTATCTGTTCCAACTGTGTATAAAGCTGTTTGTGTTTTACCTACATAACTTGGCTTACTAACAATTGGCTTACCTGGAACATTAGCACCTTTAATTGCAAATATTCTTCTGCCTTGGCGTGGTTTTGTAAATGAATAAACCTGGTTGGTATGATGTCCACCAGAATCAATAC